ATTCTATTTATTTTTGGAAAAGAATTAGGCATATCAGGGATTAATTTATTTATAGTTTCAAAAAACTTAATCCTGTCTCCAGCATTTGTTATAAACATTCTTACGTTACTAAAAAATTCGTTAATGCTTTCTCTTGAAACATTTTCAGGCTGTAGTGGCACACTATCTGCTTCCCAAGGAGCAAAATCTCGAACTATCCTACTGTTTGTTCTAGTTAAAAATCTATTTTTAACAAAAGCTATTTCAGAATCAGTTAATACTCTTGGTTGACCTTTTTTAGCCCTGTTGTCTGCTCTTTTAAGAAGTGGTCTTAAAAACTCTAATTCTGGTTCAGTTGCATACTGTAACCTATACTTAAACTCTGCATCATCTATAAGATTTGAAGGAATATCATCAATAATTTTGTTTAAATTACTTTGAGGTTCAGGAACAACGTCTCTTGGTCGTGGAGGACCACCAGCACTCCCACCAACTTCACTAAGATAGCCAGTTTGAAAGTCTTTTTGTCCATAGTCACCAAGTCTAACTTTTCTTTCTGCTTCTTGTTCTGGAGTTAAACGTCTAGCACCTGTAACTGCTTCCCAGTCTACATTTCCATCAGAGTCTACTACTCCTCTTACGCCTTGTCTTTCGAGGCTTTCGGAGATAGAGGTCGCATTGTAACGCTTGTAGTCTCGATAGGTGGCACCAAGTTCATATCCTTCACTGGCTCTGGAGATAACCCTAAGTTCACTTGTGCCTGCATCCATGCTGAGTTTAGCGTTTGGAATTGTTCTTCGTAACTGATTCGTTGCGTAGGTTCCAAATTCTGTGAGTTGTTTGTTAAGTTTGTCGCCATAAGGTCCACCATAACCTGAAACTGTATAAATTTCAACAGAACTTCTGTTACCAGATACAGAAAAACCACCATATTCATCTAATGTTCTATAAAAATTAATTAAATCTGCTACAAATTCATCTGGCAGCCTTATAGGTTGTCCTGTTTGTTGATTTATAAAATTAAAATTAACCGAAAGTTCTTTAGTTGATATTGGTTTTCCTTCAAAATATTTTAGTGGTGCACCAAGCCCTGCATAATAATTTTGATTAAGAGTTTCTATAGTTCCACCCATACTTAAAGTAGTCACATCTTCTTGTGAAAGTCTTTTGTTAAGATGAACTGCTCTTTGGTTATAGCCTTCAGCCAAATCAATTAATCTTGATTCAGTTACTTTAGCATTTTTAGGATTAAGAATTATTAAATCAACAGATGGTTCTAATTTTCCTCCAAAAGCACCAAGACCGGGGCTTATTTCAATTGGTGAAGTATCAGCATAATTTGTAAGGTTTCTTAAATTTACTTCAATGTCACTAGCAACCCGTATTCCTAAAGCATTTATTCTTGTTAATACTTTTTCTTCTGCAATTCTTTTTAAATCACCAGAATCATGAATTAACTGTAATTTTTTTAATTCTTCAATTTCTTGTTCGCCAAACACTCTAGTAACTGGCTGGTCTGCTTCTCCTGAAACTGCTCCACTTATGCCAACTCTAAGTTTTGGGTCTACTGGCATATCTGGAGCAGGAGGATAAACTTCTTCTCCAAGACCTCCCAATCCTTGTTTTTCTTCTCTACTACGTTTAATCATATTTACTAAAGGGTCATCTGATTTAGCAAATGCAACTTCAGGCTCAAGTGCTCCTTTTATTCCTCTTCCTAGCCTAGAAAGACCATAACCTGTTCCTACTGTAAACAATCCTCCAAGTGCAGCAGTTGCTGCATTTTCCCAAGGATAAGCTATTCCTTCTTCTTGTCTTTTAGCAGTGCCTGCCATTGGAGTTACAATTGGAAGTGCGATTCCAGTTTCCATTGCTAATCTTTTTTGAAATGGTCCAGATGATATAGGAGTAGTTATAAATTCTCCTGCTCCCATACCGAATCTTCCTAATTTACTTGCAAATCCTGTTCCTGTCAGACCTGCTCTTCCAGCTTTTAAACCTGCACTTGCTGTTGGTCCAGCACCTGCCGTTCCTACTGTCAGACCTACATCAAAAGGTGAAGTTAAATATGCAGCACCACCTGCTAATGCTTCTGGTGCTGTCATGCCACCTACAAAAGGCATCCATTCAGGTATTTCTGGTCCTCCAAGTGCCCTACCATATTGCATTGCAATTCGAGGGTCAATTAAAGGTTGTTGAACTTTACCTACTTCATAAAGTGGCTGCCCACCAATATCTATATTTCTTATTATTTCGCCTGCATCACCTAAACCATAACTTCCCATTTCTGCTAAACCATAAGCAAATTCTTTAGCCCTTTGAGGGTCAAATACTCCTCCTGTTCCAACCCATCCCGGTAATGGCTGTTGTTGAGGTGGTAATGGTGGAGGTGGTGGAGGTGGCGAACTATTTTCTTGAAGAAATCTTGTAAAAACTTCTGGGTCTTTTACTTTAACATTTGGTGAACCAGTTACATCTTTTGCAATGTTATCTAGTTCTTGTTTATTGTTACCTTTATTTAACCAGTTGTTTAAATCTTCTTGAAATGTACGAAATACCTTGTTGATAAATAGTGGGTTCTGACTGACCATAACTACATTCCATACAAGAATCTACCTTTGGATGCTAATGGAGCAGTTCTTGTGCCAGTAACATAACTAGGTGCTTGCCTGTATTTTTCAAGAAAGTCAATGTTTCCTAAAAATTCCTGAAACGAAGGAACTTGTTGTCCTTGTCCTCCTGCTCTACCAACTTCTCCAAGATATTCAGAAAACACAGGTTTGTATAAATTTTGAAAAAATTGTTGTTGTCCAAAAGGACTGCCCGTAGGCAATGCTGTTTGAAAAGCTATTTGTCTTCCTAAATCAGTCTCTTCTAATATTTTTTGAAAAGGATTCAGGGTATCAAAAAAATCTCCCTGTGCCATTATTCAAACCTTAAGCCTAATCTTCGTTGTAAGTAAGGTAAAAATCCACCTTCAGTTCCAAATCCGGGTGATTCTTCAAATCCTTGTAACAATTGGTTTATGTTAGGTAAAAATTTTTCTCCAAGTCCTCCATATTGACCCCTTGCTGCTGACCTTGCTAATTGTGCAGCTTCTTGAGCAAATTTGTTTTGTGTAACTCCAAAACCCGGATATACGTCAGGATTTTGTATATCTTGAAGAAAAGGATTTGCTGTTATTCCGGAAATAGGGTCTATTATACTTTGTTGATTTAATAAATCTTGAAATGCTGTTCTAGCTTGTTGAAATGGACTAGCACCAGTAAAAGTTATAGGTTGGGCTTGCCCTCCTGTTAAAGTTCCTATAGTAGCAAGATTTGCAAGTGGATTAGCAAAAACATTTGCTATAGAACGACCAAATCCACCACCTATATTTAAACCGGGAATTGCTTCGCCAACTGCCTGCCTTGCTCGAGTAAAAGGCTGCATAAAGTCAGGTAAAAATTCCTGTTGAAACTTTTGAAATCTTTCGGTTCGGTCTAGAAGGTCTCCTTTTCTTTCTTCATCTATTTTTCCAGAAAATTGTTCATTTTCTCTTATAATAAATTCTTCAGGAGTACCATCTGGAACAGTTTGAACAGGGGCTATGCTTGCTTTATCATATCCACCACCTGTTGCTGTTTCAGGGTAAAGTCGTTCTAATTGTTGTCTTGCTGTTTCCTTATCGGTAGAATAAATAAAATAATCTTTTCCACCCACTTGAAATCTAAAAATTTGCATTTTATTCTCCTGTTTCTTCTAATCCAATAGAATTTAATAGTCTTGTTCTTTCACTTTGTGCTCCGGGTCTGGGTGCAGTGGTGTTTACGCCTTGGTTGGGAGATGGAATATTGGGTATGCCTCCCATGGCTGCATTCGGCATAACCTCTGGATTTACTCCATTAGATGTAGGGGCTCCCTGTTGGGGTGCCGTTGGTTGCTGCATCTGACTAAATTGTTGCATGAATTGCATCTTTTGTGCAAGTTCCTGCATTTGTTTTTGTTGTTCTGCTATTTGTATTTCTTGTAAATAGTGTTTAGCCATCTGTTCGTCTCCACCTTTCATTGCTGCAGTGTAGAGTTGAACCAGTTGCATAATTGGGGTAGATGTTCTTGCTATTTGTTCAAATATTCTTTGTCTTTCCAAGTCTGCATCCTGCATTTTTAGGATTTTATCTCTAGCAAAGTCCATTGAAACCAATGATTCTCCACCTGCTGTTGGCTGTGTAGCCATTTGTGCAATTGAATATCTTTGCATATCGTCTTCAGGAAGTGCAGGCTGCATTGTAATTGAAAGTTCTCCATGATTTTTTATATCCTGTGGAGTAATTGGTCCATCAAAAGGCATTCTTGCGTAAGTTTTTCCTGAAACATTCAATGCTTTGTAAGATTCAGTTTCATACATTCCAATCAAATGTTCAAAAGACATTTCAAGTAAATTCTGTACTGCAGTCAGTCTTGGAATTACTTTTTGTTCAATATTTGTTCCAAGCTGTCTCATTGCGTAGCCGGATATTGGTGCCTGCAGGATTCCGAAAGCCTGTGGTGGAAGTCCACCATCTGTTTCGTCATCATTAATTGCACCAAGTAAAACATCTGCATCTCTTGGGCTTTCGCTTAAAGGTAAAGGAGATACATCTTCCTGATTCTGAGTTGACACGTTTATTTGTGAGCCTTTCTTTGACGGGTTATCTTCCAATCCTTTTGTTCCGTCAAGTGATGATACTTTATATGCTTGGTCAACAGCCCTTGCAGTGAGAGCCATTCTGTAAGAGAAAACTCTATTTTTCATTTTAATTACATTTCTGTTAGGTGCAAATATTGATTCGCTAAAGTCTTTTATCGGGTCTTCAATGTCTGTTGCAGTATTGATATTTCTAAGTCCGGTATCGCTTGCTGCCAAAATAGGTGTGCTTCCGATTGCAACTGTGCATACTGGGAACATTTCTGCAAAAGTATCGGCTGGTTTTTTTGCATATTTATCGTCAATTATGACTGAGTTCATATATTTTGTTTTGCCGTTACTTACGACTTTTTCGTAATAATCGTAGACGTATTCAATTTCGTCATCATCATCCATTTGGGTATCGTTAAATTCAAAATTCCCGTATTCACTTCTTACCTGTGCTCTAGTTTTACTCATTCTGTAGGCAGCCCATATTGGTTCTTCGTCTCCGTACTGGACAACTAAGTGTCTAGGGTCAAGAGGGAGTATTTCAGGGTAAGTTTCGCCATTTGCTTTTTTTCTGAGAAGTGTTCTTGCTGCAAGTCTTCCACCACGCACAACTGAATACCATGCAAGCTGTGGAATAAGCAACGGGTCTCCTTTTCTCTGGAGTCTTTTATTTACCTGCCTGAGCATACCGACTACAAGTCGTTCAAGGTTATCGTTTGATGCACGTTTTTGTTCATCTGCAGCATCATTATTGACTCTTACCACTATTTCAGAGCCGGATATAAATGATTCAACCTTGTCAGCAAGAGTTCTCATTGAATTCGTAGTGTAAGCATCTTCAGGGTCTACGCCTTCTTCTGCTTCAGGAACAAATTCCGTAAGTCTCCAGTCAGAGTAATCCAAGTCCATTCTATCGTGAAGAGGCTGGTCTTCATTAAACCTAGATTCAATTTTATCCATTATGCCCTGTACTATTTCAGCCTGAGTTTTTCTTGCCATGAAAAGTTATCCTCTATATCTTGGTGCTTTTCTTGCTCTTGTTCCTTTTGTTGTTGCTCTACGCCCTGCACGTAACCCTGCACCCAACGCAGAAATAGGTCCTAGAAGGTTTTTACCACTTATCGCCTTTTCTGCTTTTTTTACTATAGCATCAATGGTATTTCTTGCTCCTGAAGTTTTTCTTCTTGTAGTAACTCTTCTTGTAGTAGTAGTTGTGGTTTTTTTTATTGGTCCTGCCATATTCTATCTCCTATCTAAATCTTGAAACGGGTATAAGTTCCCTTTCAAGGTAGTTGTTACTTGCGTATCCAAATTGGTTGACGAGGAGATACGTCAAGGCTTTAATACCATGATTATACTTATCTCTTGGAACATTTCCAACTATTGACCCTTCTCTGTTCATATTCCACTTGTAAACTCTGATTTGTCCGTCAAACGGATTTGCAGAGCCTCCAAACTCAGAAATGAGCCCTTTACACCTTGGGTCAATGACTAAATTAGGCTCTAAAGTAAGTGGGTCAGCCTTAAGCATACTATTCATGCGTTCAATTCCATCAATTATTTTTACAGGCTGGGAAAGCATATTTATATTCGCCTCTTTCAGCCAAATTTCAGTGTTACTCGGCATTGCTCCTGCATGAGCAGTTCCTGCAACGTCAATTACGCCGACTTTAAGAGTTTCTTTCCACCAAAATCTATTTCTGCACAAATCAATAATATCCGAAACAACTAATTCTCTTTCAAAAATTTCGTCAAATACCCTTACCTGACCATTAATAATGTGACAAACCTCAACTGCATACGCAGATTCAGTCACCCTAGAATAACCGGGGTCTACTGCAAGATAAACAACCTCATCAGGGTCAAATTGAACATTCCTAACGTGTATATTTACATCAAATGACGGATGAACCAGCCCCGTAGGAGGACTCGGAACACCAGCAACCCTCTCATTAAACCAATCCTCAGAATGCTCCTCCTTCATTTTTAAAATCTCAGGGTCATGCTCACCCAATGGAAAAATAGAAGAATTAGTCCAAGTAGGCATTGAAAAACTCCTAGCCTCCTCTTTCTTACTTATCGAAGGAGATTGCCAACTCGTAAACTGCTGTGGATACCAACCTAACGAACCCTCAAAAGTTCCCTCTAAAAATACCCAGCCACGCTTCTCTGCCACCCTCTCCATTAACCTCCAGTAACTCTCTTGGTCCAACTGCGAAGCCTCACAAGCCACAATACCCATCGGAGCCTCCATCGCCAACTTCCTGTAATCAGTCGCCGACTTAGTCTTTATAATCACAGGCTTTAAATTACTCGAACCAACCGAAATCTCAATATATCCGGGGTCCACCTGCCTCGTAGCACGCTTTATTATCCCCAACCTAGTAAAAGCATCACCCAAATAATCAAACTCACCCCTAGTCCTCTCATAATCTGCTGCCACCAACCAATAAACACTCCCAGATGCACCATCAGGGTCACTGACTATCTGCCCCATAATCTTCTCAAACATAACCATCGCACCCAACCTAGACTTCCCTGCACGAACACCACCTGCAACTAACTTGAATCGACTGGAATCTTCTAAAATACCCAACTGTGCATCAGTAGGAATATAATCAACCGAACTAAATAACGCATTCCTCTGCTCTATATTCATGAACCATAGACTACAGCAACAAGAACCTAGTTACAAATATTTGCGTAAGGTAGTACCCCATACTAGCAGGAACAACAACCACTAAGAACCACTCCCCCACCTGTGCCGTGTCATCTATTGTACACGCCACCACCTCTACCACCAGTACCCAGCACCACATCCCCCTCATCCCCTCTGCCCACCATCCCCCAAGCCCGACCCCCAAAGCTCCAAGTTTGGGCGAACCTGTCTGATTCTGGGGTCTGGGGCTAAACGTGGCTGTATGGACGTCTCAGAGCCTCACAGGGTTACATGAATCCCATCTTAAGACTTCAAATCGCCATACAGCCAAGGTAGGGTTTAGGGGGCATAAATAGGGGTTTGGTCTTAAAGTGGACTCTACGTTGATTTAGTTCTAAACTGGTTTTGCATATTCCAAATTCTAGTTCTTGGAACTGTCCACAGGTTTTTGGAATGTCTTCCAAGAATTCCCTCAGTTTGGAATGCGAGTTTAGAATATAGTTTGTCCTAGTATTCACAATCTTAAAATTGGCTTGTGATATGGTTCACAATAGGGGTTTTTACTTGTGAAATAATGCACAATTAACCCTCTTTTTCTTACCAATTAACCCTCCTTTTTCTCTGAAATTTCGACAGGATTTCCGATATTTATTAATGCCTGAATGAGGGTCTTGGCTGTTTCATCTGTTGAACCTTGGTTTCTCTTGTCTCCGTATCGGTCAGGAAACCTTTTTTCAAGTAGCCATTGAGCGTTCCCACTTCGGACACGTGGGTCCTTTACCTTCGTTAATATCGTTAATTCTTTAGTTTCGAACTCTGTAACAGCTTCTGTAACTGTATCGTAGAGTCTCAGAGTCAGTTGCTGAAACTGATTACTAGG